AAGAAATTTCAGAGCTTCTCAAAAAAGAGCGTCAGCACATGATGCCCTGGCTCGATGAGGAGAACGGTGACAATCTCTCGGCGATGACGGCCCAGATTCAGCAACTCCAGCAACAAGGGCAGCAGCTCCAACAAGAGCTCGCCAAGGCCTCCGAGTTCATCAAGACCGATCAAGCGAAATGGTCCGCAGAAGCGGCGATGGCACGTGGGAAAGCCGAACTTGCCGTCCATTTACAGGGGATGAAGGATACAGTAACGCTTCAAGTCGCTGAACTCGAGGCGATGACGAAGGGTCTCATCACCACAGAAAAAGGCCGGCAAGACCTACGTGAGTTACTGATGAAGCACCAGCACGCCAGCGAGATGTCTGAGACGCATATTTTATCGGGGGAACGTGCCCAGGCAATGAAGGCGGCGCAGGCACAAGAGCTAGAAGCGATAAAAGTCGAAGGTGAAGTGACACGCGATGCCATCAGCGCGGAGATTGATGTCGCCAAAGATCGGGCGACACGCATCGAGCCGGAAGTTAAAATCGACGTCGATCTTCCGTTTGAGAGATAAACACGGCATACTGAGCAGACTAGACACGAAAGGATCGACGTGATGCCACGAGTTGGAGATAGACGCTTTCCCTATACGCCCGCTGGAAAAAACGCTGCAGCCGCGTACGCGCGTGATGTGGGGCGGCCCGTCGAGGGAGAGAGGGATGCCCCACGCAATATCTACGACGCGACAAGCCGTGCCGTGCGCGATCGCCGTCGTCGCCGTGAGCTGCCTGCTAATCCGACTGATATCGCCGCGCAGCATTACGCAAATGTGGGGCGAGAGATGAGAGACGCCCTTGAACGGTTATCGCCTGAAGACCGGCGAAATCCCGAGATGCGCCAACGCCTGTTAGAAGCCATGAACCGGGAAGGCCGTGCGCGTCGCACGCCCGATGTCGTCAAAGACCATCCCCTCAAGAGGGGGCAGCATCCGACCTGGGGGCAGCCCGGGACCATCCCCTCTGGACCGGACGCCGACAACCGGTTCCGGTATGGACCCTGGGGCTATGCGGGGGAGACCCGACGGCAACATGAGGATCGGCTCCGGGATCGGGACTGGGACGAAGACTGGCGCGGACGCCCGTGGGATCCGCGAGAATCACGGAGAGATCGACGAGCGTAAAGAGCGGCACATCAGGCGGGTCCCCACAGAACCCGCCTGATGTTCCGGTCCCGACGTTCGCCGACAGGAGAATACGATATGGACCCACCCGTGACTGAGTCAGCCGTAGCACCCCGTCATCCGCGCCTTTGCACCGCGCATAGTAAGCGCAGTGGGGACCTTTGTCGCCGATGGGCCATGAAGGGTCAGCGAACCTGCATGATTCATGGGGGAAAAACGCCGGAGGCACTGGATCGCGCCAAATTACTGATGGAAATGGCTGAAATGCGCGTCCGGGGACTCTCAGATGAGGCCGTCGATACGCTCGAGCGCCTCTTGCGGGCAGAGTCAGAGTCTGTTTCGCTCGGGGCGGCGAAGGATCTGCTTGATCGAGGTGGACTCAAAGCCAAAGACCACATCGAGCTCGACACGACGATTACCGTCACGCGCCCCTGGTAGGAGAGGATATTCATGGATGAGTCGGCTCCCACGACCACAACAGCCCAAGATGCGGCAGATGCGGCCCGGAATATCTCGAATCTCTCAGACTATGAGAAAGTGCGAGGCGCGTTGGTGACCGATTCGGCGGACGCCCAGTCGAGTGGTGACCAGTTGCCGTTTGAGCGCGAGCCGATGCCGGAGGAGCTGGAGCGTGCCGACGAGTCCGAGGCCCCGGCAGCGGAGGCGTCACCCGAGGGAGCGAATCAGGACGAGACGCCACCCGACCCAAAGTCTCGCCAGCGGACGCCGAAGGTAAAAAAGGCGAAAGCGCGGATCGATAAGATCGTGTGGGAGCGGGAAGAGGCGCGGAAAGAGGTGGCACAGTTACGGCAACAGCTCGAGGCACTTCAACCCGCCGCGACTGAGACCCCGGCGTCACGTCCAGCCGACGCCGCATCGTCCCCTGCGCCACCCGCAGAGGCGAGCGAGAAAACAACCCCGACAAATCCTGAGCCGAAGGAAGCGGACTACAGCGAATACGGCGACTTTGTGGCGGCGAAAGCTCGCTGGGCTGCACGCGAGGAACTCACCGAGGCGCTCCAGGATGCCCAACAGCAGCAGCAGCAGTCAGAACAGAGACAGCAGTATCAGGACCGTGCCGCGTTATTTGCCAAGAAAATGGCCGAGGGCGGCAATGGTGACCCCGAGTTTCTCGCCACGATTCAACCTGAAATTTTGAATTTACGCCCCGCGATGTCTCTCCAGGCAGGGGAAGCCCCGACGGGTGCGACCGCGATTGCGGATTTGCTCCTCGATAGTGACAATCCGCACAGTTTGATGGCATACCTATCGTCCCATGAAGACGATTTTCGGCGCATTTCTGCGCTGCACCCGATGCTCGCCATGCGCGAACTCGGTCGGATTGAAGTAGGACTGGACGCTGCACCCAACGGCTCGGCGCCCGCTCCCGTTAGTAGTCAGGCACAGCCCCCTATACGGCCGGTAGGGAGCAGTAGTGCGCGAACCGTAGCGACTCATCGCTCACCTTCTGAGATTGACTCCGTCGCGGAGTGGGAGATTGCGCGAAAGAGGCTGCTACACAACCGATAGTCTGACTTCTTACGTAAGGACATCACATGGCGAACTCATTTCTGACAGATGACATGATTACGCTGGAGGCGTTGTCGATTTTCAAAAACAGCCTCGCCGCAGCGAACCATTGCGACCGGAAGTTTGAGGGTCTCTTTGGGCAAAAGGATGGTTTGAGCAATACCAGTTCAGCCATTCGGATTCGGAAGCCGAATCAGTACACAGTGCGAACGGGAGCGACGTTCTCGGCGCAGAACATTACGGATGATAGTGTGACCCTCACGATCGGCACCCAGATTGGTGTCGATACCTCGATCACGTCCGCCTCCATGGCGCTCTCGTTGTCGAGCTTTAGTGAGCAAATTATCCGCCCACAGGTGACCCTCTTGGCGAACTATGTGGATAGCACCATCCTGAGCGGGGCGTTTAACAGCGTCTATAACTCAGTGGGCACACCGGGCACGATTCCGTCTGCCTTGTCCACGTATCTTGATGCCGGGGCAAAGCTGGACGAATATGCCTGTCCACGCGATGGACAACGGGCTGTTGTGCTTGGTCCGCAGATGCAGTCCAATATCGTGGATGCCTTGAAGGGCCTGTTTCAAACGGACAAGAAGATTGCGTCTCAGTTTGATACGGGTGAGATGGGCCGGGCGGTTGGGTTTAACTGGCAGATGGATCAGAACGTCACCAGTCGAACCGCAGGCGCCTTGGGGGGCACCCCGCTGATGGATGGGAGCACTAGTAGTGGGGCGACCTCTGTGGTCACCGATGGCTGGACCGCCTCGACCCTCGTCGTGGCGGAAGGTGACGTCTTCACCATCGCGGATGTCTATTCCGTGAATCCGGTCAGCAAAAACAGCACGGGGCAGCTCCAGCAGTTCGTCTGCACCGCAGCCGGCACCTCAGATGGCAGTGGCGATCTCACGATTTCGATCTCCCCGTCCATCATCAGTAGCGGTGCGACACAGACGGTGAATGCCCTTCCGGCGGATAACGCAGCCCTGAGCTTTGCGTCTGGTGTCTCGGTCGCCTCCGCGCAGGGGATGGCGTGGCACAAGAGCGCGATTGCTCTCGCATTCGCGGAACTCCAGAAGCCAGCAGGCGTCGATATGGCGTCGGTGAAGACGGATAAGCAGATTGGCGTCTCGATGCGGTTTGTCCGTCTCTATGATGTCGATACGGACGTCTTTAAGTCGAGGTTCGATGTGCTCTTCGGCTATAAAGTCGTACGTCCCGAGTGGGTCTGCCGGATTCAGTCAGGCGCCGCATAAGAACCTCCGTGAGATCCCCTCGTTGGTGCGTGCCAACGGGGGGGTCTTTTCATTCACCCCGTACAGGATGACTCGACGTCTGCCTGGCGGATTTGGAGGAGAGTGTTATGGCTGTTCCTACACCCGCCGCCTATAACAAATGGGTAGCGATTACGAAAAGCGACACTATTAACATTGGAGAAATCACGGCTGACGATGGGAATGCGCTCCTGCCGATGGCCGTCTATGTGGGCGGCGCGGGTGACCTTGTCGCCGTGGCGTCGGATAATACGACCGCGACCTTTACCGCCGTCGCCGGCACCACGTTATTGATCCGCCCGAAACGGGTCAACAGTACCTCCACCACGGCCAGTGCAATGGTGGCGCTGTATCAGGAGTAGGTAATGGCGACCATCGGGGACGTCATTACTGCGTCACTGCAAGACCTGGGCCTCATTGCCGCGACGGAAACACCCGCG